AGATGGAAACAAAGATAATAACAGTTGACAATGTATAAGGGATAGTATAGGATAGGTACAGAAAGCGAGGAACTAACATGACACAAATGATTAAAGCAACTAACCCGTACTCAAACCAGTCAACGATGTTAACACCAGAGGAACACAAGTTATACATCGAGATCAAGACAGCTGAGTTTGATGAGGATTATGATGTAATGCAAAAGAAATTGTCCAAGTTCAGTAGACTAAATGCAAGTGCATATATGGTACTACTAGACTAACCGAACACACAGAGTGTGGGCCTCGCATAGCCAGGCCCACAACCACAGCGTGTGGCGCGCGCTCGCGCAGCGCTCGTACAATTCCATAGAGGTACCAGACCCATCCAGTAATTTGCAGGCAATATAATTGTTAATATAGTATATATAGAAAGGGGTCCCAAGGCCTACCCTTTATTGCTTGATTTGCACGGTTATAGCCTGTAAAAACCAAATGGGTTAACAAAAACACCTTTAAAAAAATTTTGCAAAAAAATATATGAAAATAGACCTAGAGAAGATTAAGAAGCTGCCACCCGACATCAAGAAGGACTACATGAAGATGTATCTAAGACTTGATGAAAAGAAAAAAATTTTAAAAATTAAAGAAGACTTTCTGTCATTTACCAAGCATATATGGCCAGAGTTTATTGAGGGTAAGCACCATAAAATTATTGCAGAAAAATTTAACAAGCTCGCTCGCGGCGAGATCAAAAGACTTATTGTTAATATGCCACCAAGGCACACAAAGTCCGAGTTCGCTAGCTCCTTGCTGCCCGCTTGGATGATCGGGCGTACGCCTAAATTAAAAATTATTCAAACTACCCACACCGGGGAACTAGCAATTAGATTCGGGCGTAAAGCTAAAACACTTATGGATTCTCCTGAGTATAAAGAAATCTTTGAGACGAGACTCAGGGAAGATAGTCAGGCAGCGGGTCGCTGGGAAACTGCACAAGGCGGCGAGTATTTCGCATCGGGTGTCGGGGGAGCGATTACAGGTCGTGGTGCGGATTTATTAATTATAGATGATCCTCACTCAGAGCAAGACGCAATGAACATGACAGCGCTGGAGAGAGCTTATGAATGGTATACATCAGGACCACGTCAAAGGTTGCAGCCCGGTGGAGCAATTGTTTGCGTTATGACCAGATGGAATACAAAAGACTTGACCGGTCAGCTATTAAAACACCAAAGCGAACCTAAATCAGATCAATGGGACCTGGTAGAGTTTCCAGCAATCATGCCATCAGGTAATCCTGTTTGGCCAGGCTATTGGAAATTGGATGAACTAGAAGCAGTTAAAGCATCTCTATCTATTGCTAAATGGAATGCGCAGTGGATGCAGAATCCAACGTCTGAGGAAGGTGCTATCATTAAACGAGAGTGGTGGAAAGTTTGGGACAAAGAACATATGCCTAAACTAGAACACATCATACAATCGTATGACACAGCATTTATGAAAAAGGAAACAGCCGATTACTCGGCTATTACAACGTGGGGCGTGTTTCGAGAGAATGAGGACAGTCCTTCTAATTTAATTTTACTAGATTCATTAAAAGGTAGATACGAGTTTCCAGAGCTAAGACGTGTTGCTAAAGAACAATATGATTACTGGCAGCCGGAGACTGTATTAGTTGAGGCGAAAGCATCTGGTTTACCACTAACCTATGAGCTTAGAGCTATGGGTATACCTGTTGTTAACTTCACTCCTTCACGTGGAAACGATAAACACACTAGAGTTAATTCTGTTGCACCTTTGTTTGAAAGTGGTATGATATGGGCTCCTGAACGAAAGTTTGCGGATGAGGTCATTGAGGAGTGCGCAGCGTTCCCTTATGGCGATCATGATGACTTAGTCGATAGTATGACTCAAGCTGTGATGCGGTTTAGACAGGGTGGATTAATTCCTCACCCAGAAGATTATAAAGATGAGCAGATCATCAAAACAAAAAGGACGTATTACTAATGAATCGAGCAGAGGCAACATTTAAATTTTTTAGATCTTTAAAAAATCTTGTAGATCAAGGTCTTATTAAAAGTATAGATCAAGCTAAAGCTTTTGCTAAACAAGAGTTTGGCGAAGTGTCAGATCTTATGACACTACAAATCAATAAAATTTTTAAAAACAAAAATCAACCTGTTGTAGGTAAAAAAGATCCTATATTTGATAACACAGTAGAAACAATTCCCTTTGATGATACCGGCACTCCTTTCAATCCTAGAGACCCACAGAAAGTATATGGCAAACCTAAAGAAGGCATTAAGACTTTAGACGAAGCAGAGATGGATATAAAATCTATTGACGATGCAACAAATGAATTAAACGATGCAGTAACAGAAGCAGATGCTTTTTCAGAAAGCATAGGATTTCCTGCTGCAACTAAAAAAATTAAAAACGAACCGCTTGACCCGGATGATGTATTACCAAATTATAATGAAACTCCTGGTGAATTTGCCAGAAGAAACACATCCGGTTCAAAAGAAAATTTATTAGAGCAAATGAAAGCAGCTTACCCTCAAAGGTACAATAACCTAACTGGTAATGAAACAGCGGCAGAACTAAAAGGTATAATGGAAAAAGCAAATAAAACTGATGTTCCTTTTACTGAAGCAGATAAAATTGAAACAGACTTTGCTGAAATAGAAAATATGTTAAGTAAAGGAAATTTAGACGATTTATTTATAGACGGTAAACTGAATAAAAATGCAGTTTTAAAAACCGTAGAAGACCTTGAGATAGAAAAAATAGCAAAAAATAAAAACAGACAGATGACTCCTGAAGAACTTGAAGATTTTGAACTGGACATAGGAGGTGACAATTTAGAAGCTTACGATTTTGATGGTACTGTTGGTGACGGAGCAAGAATTTTAAAAGAACAGAAAAAATACATGGACGATATGTATTCTGAGTATAAAGCAGAAGGTGGATCAAAAAGATTAGGTGGACCAAAAGATCCCATGGCCGATGCAATTGATAATGCATCACCAGGGTATACTGGTGATCTTAAATATGATGCACAATTAGTAGCTGATGATTTAGCAGAAAAAATGTATGGCGTAGAGTATGATGATTTAACTCAAACTCAACAAATGGAACTCTATGATAAAGCTTACACAGCATTATCTAAAAACCAACAAACTTTAAAAGGTATAAAAAATACGGGTAAGATAGATATATCAGATGGAAAAATTGCAGAAGAAGCTACAAAATTTTTTAAAGAAAACAATCCTGAAGGTTATAAAAAATTAGAAGAAAGTTTACTTTTAAGTAATGCTAAAAGAGATAAAAACAGAAAAGATAATTCTAAAGGTGGCAGAATTAAAATGGCTAAAGGCGGACTACCAAACATATTAGGATTCTAATGAAGATCCACGAATACAACCAGATGATGGCGTACCTCACGCGGCCCGCTACTCCAACCGAGACACCAGACATTAGACAACCAGCAGCTAGCGGCGGGAGAATAGGTCTTGCATTAGGTACAGAACGAGAAACAACAGACAACACACAATTTGCATCTTTAGAAGATTCTACTATGGGTCCGGATGGCTATCCAATGACTGCGGGCAGACTTGATTTATTAAACCCAAAAACATACACCCAAGGATACGGTACATTAAAAAAAGCTGCGGATAAATATGGAGTTAAACTTGAAGATTGGCTTTCAAAAACTAAAAAAGAAAAAGATGCCATACTTTATGAATACAATAAAAATACATTACCAAGAGATTTAGACAGTTATGTTGCTGTACCAGATAAATTATTAACTAGAATAGAACCTTCTAAAAAAACTTTAGCAAAAACTGATGAAGAATTAATTGCAGAGTTAAGATTAAGACGTAATATGAATACTCCTGAATACTGGACTAACCTTGAGGCACTATCTAAAAACACAGGAAAAAGTGTTTCTAAATTAGAATTAGAATTAGCACCAGAAGGTGGAAAAATTTTTTCTTTCGCTGAAAAACTTACAGCAAGATTTGATAAAGATACAATTGAAAAAATGTTTCCTTCTGCAAAAAATTTAAGTCGTGCAAAAGAATATGCAAAAATTTTTAAAGTTAATAATAAAAAACCAATTAATTTTGGAGCTAAAGGTTCTGATTCACTTAATTATCAAACAAGTCCCGATCTCTTTGAAAAAAGAATAGAATTAATTAAAAATAAAAATTTTGATATGGACGCTCTCTATACTCAAATTGAATTAAAAGAAATTTTTAACTCACCTAATTTTGATTTAAGATATGTAGGATCAGTTTTACCTGACGCAGTTAAAAGAATAGGGCCAATGGTTGCTAAAAAAGGTACTCCGGGAGGAGTTAAACAAGGTTTAACATCTATCAATGATGTTATTAATGCATTTAAAACAAAAACATCTACGCCTACAATACTTCCTAGAGCAATTGGTTTTGCAGGTAGAAAAGCCCAACAAGAAATAGATGAAGGTCTATTTAAAATGACTGGAACAAGTTTTAGAAAAGTGCTTTCTAGAAAAATAAAAGAAAATAGTAAAACTAAACAAATTGAAGCTTTTACTGCCGGAGGTAAAATAGATCAAAACATAACTTCTATTTTACAAAAATACGATGTAAAAGTACCAGAGATAGCTCATTTAAACCCTGTAGAATTTGCTAAAAGAGAAATATTAAGCGAAACAAAAGATCCAACTAAATCACTAGATAGTTTATTAGGAAACCCTAGATTTCCAGGTTTTACTAAAAATATAGATAAGTTATACACAACTGAAAATTTAGGTTTTCAAGGTCCTTTTTTTAATTCAAATGTATTAGGAAGACAAATTCAAAAAGAATTAAAAGATGTTTATAAAAACATGCAACCTATTATTTTAAAATATCAAAATAAAAAAGTCCCACTAGCCATTCAAAGAGAAATTGAAAAATTAAATGGTCAAGCAAACAGGTTGTTAAAAAAATCTAGAGATGCTCAATCTACATTTAAACAAGAAATGACAGGGGCAGCAAAAAATTTTGAGGATTTATATAGTGGAACATTAGGTAAAACAGGGCCTTATGGAGAAGTGAGATTAGCAGAAAGCATGGGCAAAAATGAATTGAAAGTTATTAATTTAAATAAAACAAAAGGTTCTCCATTTATTATTAACAAAAGTAAAGGAGCTTTAAATGTTGATGCAAAAAATTGGTCTGACCTAAGTGATACTTCAAAAGTTAAAGCAAAACAAAGTTGGTTTAATAATTTTAAAACAAAAATGCTTACACAAATACCCGATGCTAGTGAAAAAAAAGTAATTGAAAAATATTTAGATTTATATGTTTCACCTTTAGAAAAAAGAGTAGGAAACATAGATCCTATTACTGGAAAGAGTATAGCTAAAACAAATGAGCCAAGAAGAACAGATACCTCATATAACGAAGGTGGCCGTGTTGGACTAGCCGAAGGATCCGAAGATCTTCCCGCAGAAACATTACCTGCAATTGCAGCAGGTGCTTATAGAGTTGGTAAACCTATTGTAAAAGGAGGACTTAAAGCTGCAGGTTCTGTTACGTCTGGATTAGCTTTTGCTACTACATCTTTTATTAAACATTTTAATCAAAGCACTGCGGATACTGAAGAAGGCAAAGTTTATGATGCACTTACAAAATCATACAATATAGGAGACTCTGAAAAAGGATTAGGTTCTGAAGTAGGTATAGATTTACTTCTTCCTGAAATAGCAAAACAATTTGGAAAAAATGTTACATCAAAAGGGGCATTAGCAGCATTAGGTAGGTTTGCTTTAAATCCTATTGGAAGGGCAGCAACAATTATGACACCAGCTGGTTTAACTTTAAATGCGGCAGCGGTTGCAAAACAATACTACGATTTTGCAAAAGATGAAATAGGTAAAGTTGAACAGATGACACCTGAAAACAAAAAAGCTTATAACAATATGTTGATGGACGAAACATTTAGTTCTGACGCTAGCGATTATTATTCATCACAAGATGTGCTTAATGATCAAGATATGGATATTAAAGACGTGATACAAGAATATAATAACGGTGGCCGTGTAGGTTATGCTGATGGACCAAAAGATCCTAGCAGAAGAACTGTTATAAAAGGACTAACTGCATTAGCAACATTACCTATTATTGGAAAATATTTTAAACTTGCTAAATCACCTAAAGCAGCGGCAGCAGTTGAAACGGTCATGGAACAAGTAAAAGGATTACCAGACTGGTTTCAACCTTTTGTTAATAAAGTTTTAAAAGTAGGTAAAGATGTAACAGATGAAGCTGCAACAATTGACAGAGAAATTGTTAAACGAGTTGACATTGAAGATGCAACCGTAGACGTTCATTACAATACTGCAACTAACGATGTTAGAGTAGAAGTTGTTGGTGGCAAGAATGCATTTGATGAACCATTAGAAATGCAATACAAAGCACCAGAAGTAATTGAAGAGACAGGTAAAAAGACAAAAGGAGAATTTTCTGCAGCAGAATCTAGACCGGTTCAAACAAGTCCAGACGATATAGAACTAGATGGTTATGACACAGACGTGTTAGATGATCTTTTATCTGAAACAGATTATTTAGAAGGTTTTGCAACCGGTAAAATTAGAACACCAGCGGAAATCAAAAAAGCTAAACTTAGAGCAAAAATGAGAGAAGATGCTCAAAGAGATCCTGGAAGTTTATTGGATGACTTTGATGATTAAAGGTAAAAAGAGTGGCCCACCACCTAAATCAGGACCAACACCACAAGGGTTGAATATTAACTACAATACTGTTAAGACAATGAAACTGGAGAAAATAAATGGCAGAAATAGACAAGTCG